ACGCCGCTCGAGGTGACGGTCGGCGACCAGCTCGTGCCGGTCATGCCGCTCGAGCTGGCGATCAGGGCGTCGGTGGCGTCGTCGTAGATCAATCCGTTGTAGGTGGTCCCGACCTCGGGCCCGTAATCGGTCGCGTCGTACTGCGAGACCAGCGTGAGCCCCTGAACCAGCCGGTCGCGGTGCGCCCAAGTCACGGTGAGCGCGCCCTCGAGCAACTCGGGGTGAGCCTCGCCGTTGATCTCGATGTTTCCGGGCGGGTACGGGCGCACCTGGCGCGAGCCGAGCGTGATGCTCGCGGCAGTCGCGGCGGTGATGTCGAGCAGGCCGGCGCCGGTGGCGGTCTGCGCCTTCACGTCGACGGCGTCGGCGGCGGCGAACTCATCCGGGATGCGCGGCCAGTCCAACGCGCTCGCGTCCAGGAACCACACGCGCGTGCCCGCCGCGTGCAGCTGCGGCGTGGTGTCCATCCGTGCGCGCAGGATGCTGATTTCGGCGAGCGTGGCGTCGACGACGGCGACGTAGCACAGCTCGGCCGCGGTGCCGGTGCCGATCACCACGATCCAGCCGGGTTCTACCAGGTCGAGGTCGACCGGTGCCGTAAGGTCAATGTCGGAATCCGCCGACCGGTCGAGCGCCGCGGTCAGTGTGGCGGTCGGGGCGAAGGCCGCGCCCGTCAGCGTTTCGGCGTAGGCGTTGGGGCTGATCCGCGCCCAGGCGTTGTACTCGGTCGACAGTGCCGTCGGCTTGCCGATCAGCGGGACCACGTACCCGGCGCCTGGCGCCTGGGCTGCGGTTTCGGCTGCGCCCAGATCGCCGAGCAGCTGCCAGTAGGGTGCTTCCATCACGTCTTGCGCGATGGCCGCGGCGGGCGCGGTATCGGGTGCGGTCCACCCGCCGCCCGGGTCGGCGACGTCGGTTAGCACATCGTCCAGGCTGAAAATGTCCTGCATCACCGTCACGGTGATCTCGCCATCGGTCAGCGTGCCGAGGTCTATGTCGATCACCCGTACAACAAGCTCGTCAATGCCCTCTGCGCCGTGAGAGAACCGGAACACTTCGCCAGGCAGCTTGTCCCAGGCGTTGCGGTTGACCTTCAGCTTTCCGCGGCTGAGATTGCTCGAGCGCTGCATGCACTCGCGCTTGGCCACGCGAAGGGCGAGAGTGTGGTACGTGATGCCGGGGAATGCGATCGTCTGGTGGCTTACGCCCTGCTCCTGCACGCTGGCGCGGTTGACCCATGTCGCCGTGCCCTTGCTACCGTCGCGCTTGCGGTATTCGACCGTAACCTCGTTGACCGATTCTCCGTCGGCGGCGTCCTGCCATTCGACGACCTCGATCACATCCGATTCCGTGAGCACGTCGAGATAGTCGACGTTGTAGCCGTCACGCAGCGGCACCAGCTTCGTCAGGCCGGTGCTCGGGTCCAGGGTGAGGACCGCGCCCGCATGACGGCACACTTCCGCCACGAAATCGAAGATCGGGCCTTCGTTCCGCCATTGGAAACTGAGCCCGCATCCCTCCGTATAGAAGGTCAGGGCTGCCGCCCGGAAGTTTGCGTCGTCGAGCGTCGCGCTTGGCTCACCGGCACCCTGGTCCGTGCTCGTGAGGGCTTTGTAGATGATGTGCGCGGGGTTCATGTCCCATCCGTCGCCACCATTGCACGTGCCGGCGTGGTACAGGGCCGCGATGTCCTCAGCGCTCATGACGCCAAGGTGCAGAAATGCCTCGTCGAGGCGCCCATAAAGGCGGTCTTCTCCAGCGATCATCGTGTAGCGTGCGCCGAACCCGATCCGTGGATTAGTCCCCGTCGAATCCCACCCGATGGCCGCGCCGCTTCCGCTTTCATAGGACAAAGCGACGCGCTCACCGTCGCAGTAGAGCTTGATCTTGTCCGTCAGGGCGATGGCGTCCCACGCGAGCACAAAAAAGTGCCGGTCCGTCAGCCCGACGATACCCGGCGCGCTCTGAAACGACTGTCGGTTTGTATGCACGTTGCCCAGCCCGTCGCCCCACTGAAGGTATAGCGACCCGTCCGCATTAACGGTGAGCCAGATGCCCTGGTAAAGCGCGCTGGGGCCGTCCGCGTTCGTGCCGAACACGTCGTAGCGCAGGGCAACGTCGGATTGCACCCAGACTCCGATGGTGAACGACTCGGTGCCGTCCAGGAAATAGGGCACGGTCAGCGCGCCATTTACCGTTTCCGCATACTCGGTGAACTGTACGGCAGCGTCGTCGCCAGTTGCGCACGTCAGCCCTTCCGCGCCGCCAATCACGGTGTCATAGCCGTAGTATTGCGCCGCCTCGCGCTTGATCGCGAGAGCACCCGCGTTGCCGACCGAGGCCTCCGTGTCGCCGTCGGCTGCAAATGCCGTGTTGAGTTTCCACCAGTAATCAAGGCCCGCGCCATCGTTAACTGTGGCGACCAGCGCGTCATACTCCGCGGATCCCAGCTCACGGTCGGGCACGATGGCTGTCTCTGGATACCAGCACGCGCCGTCCTCCCACCCCGCGGTGATGCAGCGCACGGTCGGCAGCAGGGGCTTGATGTATGTCGAGTTAGCCACCCACGACGGTTTGCGCCCGACGAGGGTCAGCGAATCGCGAAAGGCGCTCAGCGGCGCGCCGAGCTGCGCGAGCAGGTAGTCGTTCACGGCCTGCGTCGGCTCGCCGAAGCACACGTCGAAGTCGCCGTCGATCCCGCCCTCCGCGTCGCGCCCGCCGAACAGGTTGGGCAGGTTGATGCTGATCTGGCCGCTGGCGGTCACTTCGGTGATGCCGCAATCCTTGCCGCCGTATTCGAGCGCGACCAGGGCGTCGACGGGGCTGATGCAGAACTCCTGTTGCGTGCCCATGCGGTAGATGCGCGTCTTGACCTTGTCCTTGGTCTTGGTGCGCACCTCGAGGTCGCCGTACCAGATGAAGTTCGGGTCGGTGATCTTGTAGGTGCCGAAAATCCACGGGATCGCACGGCCTTCCTCGGCGGTCGGCAGGTCGAAGTCCGCCAGGGTCGGGGCTTTTTGCTTTGGCGGTTTCGGGGCGAGCGCGACCGCGATCAGCGATCCGACGATCATCACGGCCAGGTAGGCGAGGAATTCCATCAGCTGAAGGCGCTCTCGGTGACGGGGTTTTTCTCGGGGATGTGCAGGCGCCCGCCGTAGTTCGCGCTGTTGGCGAAAACGCCATGACACGTCGCCATCGTCCAGTCGCAGCCGGGGTAGATGGTCACGGCATCGCTCACCGCGGCGCCGTAGAGGGCAATATCGAGCGTTAAAGCGGTGCCAGTCGCCTCGACGATGTAGGCGACGTCCGTGATCCCGCCGCTCACCCGCTCGACGATGCCGCCGGTGTAGGGCATGCCCGACTCGACGGCGGCGACGGTCAGCACGTTGCCGCTGATCGTGGCGATGGTGGTCGCGTAGCCCCAGTCCGATTGAGTCAGCCGGCAGCGCGGCCCGTAGAGGGTGTGCTGGCAGTTGCGCCCGCACTTGCGGGTCAGCCCGTTGCGCTGGTAACTCACGCTGCGCGGCTCGCAGATCAGCTCGCGCATGCCGGTGCGCGTGCGCTTGGCCATGAGCACGCGCCCGCCGGGCCATACGGCGGCAAGGTCGCTCGCGTCGGCGCGGTGGTAGCGCTGCATGGTCACGCCGATGATGCCGGTGCGCGGGCGCAGGTGTACCAGCTCGGCTATCGGAAAGTCGCGCGCCACGGTCAGGCGCAGGCTCGCGCGGCCCTGTTCGGTTGTGACCACGACCTCGGCGCGCTTGATGCCACCGGGCCAGGTCGAATACGTGTAGCCGCCCACGGTCACGGCCTCATCGTGGCTGGTGTAGCGACTGATCACCACGCCGCCGCGCGTGAAGGTGTAGAGCTCGATCGGCTCGCCGTTCTGGTGGCTGGTCTCGTGGGCCTCATAGGTCATTGCGGATGCCTCGCACGGTGAACACGGCCTCGGCGACGTCCCAGCGGTGCCAGGCGATTTCGACGGCGTCGGTATCCAGCCGCGCCAGGTGCATGAAGCTGATCGCGTAGATGCTCGCGGGGCTCACGCTCGCGCCGAGGGCGCTGCTGATGGTCAGGCGCTCGGTGTCGGCGTCGATCTCGGCGCTCGCGGTGATGCGGCGGTAATAGACCGTCCCGTCGGTCAGCTCGATGCGGATGTCGCGCCGCCCGACGGCCTGCGCGATGTGGTCGGTGTAGCTGCAATGCTCGACGTCGATGGTGGTGTCGCTGGCGCCGATGGTCGCCTGCACCTCGAGGTCGCGGCCCCAGGAGGGCAGCCAGAAGCACGCCAGGCGCCCGCGGCGGCTGAAGAACCATCGGCGCATGGCGTCGATTTCGGCGCGCCCGTCGCATAGCCAGCGGTGGTTCTGCACGGCAATGGGGGTGGCGGCGATGTCGATCCAGCGCGGCACGCCGACGCCCGAGTCGATCACGGCCTGCTTCGTCGCGTATTCGCGCGTCGGGTCCTGGTCCCAGTTCGTGCGGTGCGTCATGACGGGATAGCTGCGGTATGTCGTTTCGGTCGCGGTGCTCCAGTCGGTCGCGTCCACGCATTGCCAGCGCAGGCGCCCGTAAAGGCTCGCGCCGGTGAAGCGGGACACGCTCAGGCTCGCGGGCAGGCGTGCCGTGCGTAGCGGTACCACCAGGCTGCCAGCGGGCCACGTCGCGGCGGTCGGGGCGGCGAGCGTCACGGCGCTGCTGCCTGGGGTGTCCACGACTACGCCCTCGTTCCCGGCGCCGGTGTTGCCCATGAGCAGCAGCATGTTCCCGGCGGTGTAGTCGCGCACGCTGGCGCCCGCGGGCACGCTCGTTGCCCCGGCGCTCAGGGTCGCGGCCAGCGGCTCGGCGTCCATCCATACGGGCAGGTACCACTCGCCGGAGTGGTTGGCGAATAGCAGGTTCTCGGCAGTGCGCGCGGCCGCAGCGTCGAGCAGGATGTCGAACTCGAAGTAGCGGCGCGGGTAGCGGCGCAGGGCGATGCGTTGCTCGACGCCGCTGCTCGATTCGAGCACGTCGGTCATCCACTCCAGGCGCTCGAGCACGGGGCCGTTTGGCTTGAAGGGCCATAGGGTCGGCATGGGTCAGCCCACCCCCAGCACGGTGCGGGCGCGCATGCTGTTGCGCTCGAGGGTTTCGAGCAGCACCCGCTCGCCGTCGGCGCTGCTCATGTAGTCGCCGATGTTGCCGCGGTCGTCGATCAGGTTGATGCGCACGTTCTGCAGGCCGCCGCCGGTGCCGCCGCCGTTCATGATGTGGCGCGGGTCCTGTTGCGTGATGACTTCCTCGCCCCGTTGCAGGATCGCGGGCACTTCGCCGGGCTTGAGCGGCGACGCCCCGGCGATGCCGCCGGCGTGGTAGCGCGCGGCGGCGGCGAATTCCAGCGCAGGCAACCGCCGCAGCGCGCCGCCCTGCCCTGCAATGCCGCCGGTGTGCTTCACGCCCGCCGTGAGGTTACCCGAGGCGGCGGCCAGCTTCCCGGCGCCCGGAAAGAGCGTGTCCAGCAGCTGCAGCACCAGCATCGTCGCCAGGGCGCGCGCGGCGATCTCGACCATCGCCAGGGCAAAGCCACGGGCGAAGTCCTTGAGGGCTTCCTTCGCGGATTTGCTGCCTTCGGCGAGGTCGTAGAACAGGCCTGTGAGCCCGTCGCGCAGCGCGTTGATCGAGTCACCGGCGAAGTCCTCCTGCATCTGCGCCATTTCCTTGCGCAGATCCTGTATCGCCCGGGTCAGTCCGCCGGCGCTTTGGGCGGCGATGTCCTGCATCTTGTCGTCGAGACTGTCCAACGCCTCGACGGCACCCGGCGCACCCTGGCTGGCCAGCAGCTCGAGCTCGGTGCGGTAGGCCCGCAGTTGCGCGATGGCGGCATCTCCCGCCACGCCGACGTCATTGCGCGCGGCGCCGCCGCTCTGGTCTCCGGTGACCACGCGGTTGGCGGCGTTCTGCTGCGCCTGGTCGAATGCGCCGGCCACCTCGGCGATGCGCGCCTCGAGCTCGTTGAGCCGGGCATCGGCAACGCTCAGGTTGATGAGCTTCTCGACGATCTCCACGCCCGCGGCATTTCCCAGCAGCTGGAGGTCGGCGATCAGCTGGGCGAAGCGCTCGCGCAGCTGGTTCTCGATGGCCTGCGCGTCGTTGCCCTGCAGGCGCAGCAACTCGTTCTGCACATCGGGCAGCTGGTCCTTGACGCGCTTCTCGGCGGCTTCCTTTTCCTTCAGCTTGGCGAGGGTGTCGGCCAGCGCGCCAGCCCGCTCGCGCTCGACTTGCGTGGCGCCGAGCTGCGCGAGCTGGTAATCGACCGTGGCACTCTCGGCCTTACCGTGGGTGGCCACCTCTTCTTCGAGCTTGGCGATCAGATCGCTGATGGCCTTCTGGCGCCGCTCGGCGGCGCGCGCAGCCTCTTCGCTTGCACGCGCACCGGCGCGCAGCGCGGCAGCTACCTCTTCTTCGCTGATCGCCTGCTCATCGGCGCTGTCGGCGGCGTCCTCGCGCGTCTCGGCCGTCTTCTCGGCGGCAGCGCCGCCCGCCTTCTGCGTCTCTTCGAGGTCCTCGTAGAGGTTGATCAGCCCGTAGACCTTTTCGAGCTCGGCGTCGATCTGGGCTATCACGTCGGGGCGGCGCGGGTTCGCCTGCGAGCGGCGCAGCTGCAGATCGGTCAGCCGCTCGTACAGCTCTTCCAGCGTCTTCTCGCCGCCGGCGCCGCCGAGGAACGCCGCAATATCCTCGCCCAACCCGGTGAGGAAATTCCCGGTGGAAGCAACCGCCTGCGCGGTCCAGACCACGGCCGTGCCGATGCCCCGCACGAAAGAGGCAATGCCCTCCGCGGTCTCCTTCTGCTGGGCCAGCTCGACGATATCCCCGGTCAGGTCGTTCAGCGGGCCGAGCAGCTCGGCGGCGATGGCCAGGCCAAGGCCCTGCGCGGCCGTGCCGAGATCATCCAGGTTGTCGTTGAACTGCATCGCCTTCGTGGCGGTGTCGCCGGAGATCACGCCGCCGAGGCGTTCGAGCTTGTCACCGAGCTCGTCAATGCCGGCGCTTCCCTCGTCCACGAGCGGCAGCAGATCGGCGGCCGATCGACCGTAGATCATCTGCGCGAGCGCCGCCTTCTGCGATTGGTTCTGGACCCGATTCAAGGCATCCGCGATTCGCCCGAACTGCTCGTCGGCGGGAAGCCTCAACAGCTCGTCGGCATTCAGCCGCAGCACCGCGAACGCATCGGCCGCCTTGCCGGTGCCGTTGGCCGCCTCGGTCACGCTGCGCGCCAGCTTTTTCATGCTGGCTTCGAGGGTCGCCTGGGAAACGTCCGAGAGCTTGGCCGCGTACTGCAGGCGGGAAAGCGCCTCGGTGGTCACGCCGAGCTTGTTGGCGAGGATCCCGGTGGCGTCCGCGGCATCGATGGATTTCTTCACCAGCACGGCGCCGAAGGCCACACCGGCTGCCGCCAGTGCCGCAGCGGCGCGCGTGGCGGAAGCGGCCAGCCCGCCGAGGCCCGCCGTGATGCGCTTGCCCGCAGACTCGCCGGCGTCGCCGGTGTCTTTCAGCTCGCGCTGCAGCGCGTCGAGGCCGGCCTTGATGTTGGCCAGCTCGGCGGTGATCTTGACCTTGAGTTCGGTTTCACTGGCCACTGGCGTCGATTCCGGCGAGGAATTTCTTGAAGTCTTTTGCCTCGGCCCAGGCGGCGCGGGCGATCAGCGCCAGCGCGCGATGCTCGGCGGCGCGGGCGCGGTTGGCGGCGGTCAGGTAGGCGCGCACCTGCGCGAGCGTGTAGCAGTGGATGTCGCGCCGGTCATGGCCGGCGGCGATCAGCGCCGCAAGGGAATCGGCCCACGTCCAGCCGGGGCCTGCGTCGCTGCCTTCGCCCGCGCTCGCTGAAGCGTGGCCTGGAAGTGCGGCAGGACGCGCTGGACGAAAAAATCGCTGTTGAGCTCCACGACCTGCGCGAAGAGGTCGACGAACTCATCGAGCGTGCCCGAGGCAATCACCTCGAGCGGCTGCCCCGTGGCAACCACCACGGCGTCGATGAGCGTGTCGCCGTGATCGGCGGCCAGCGTGATCAGCTGCGCGGCGCCGAGATTGCCGACGTCGATCGGCGAACCGTCGAGGGTCTCGGTAACCTGCTTCAGCGCGCGCATCAACGGCGGGATCTGGCCAATGGTCAACGGGCGGAGGGTGAAGGTCTGCTGTCCAATGCGCACCGCGCGTCCCTGCGGGGCGATCACATCCAGGTCATCGGGTTGCATGCGGGGCGTCCGTGGGGGCTCGGGATCAGTCGGCAATGGTGGTCTTGAAGTACTGGCTCACCGTGGTGCCGTTCTTGCTGGTGTCCTTCAGCACCTCGCCGGCCTGCACGCCGGCGTAGTAGTCCTCGCCGATCAGGTCCAGGCCATCGGTCGCGCCGAGCTTCACCCGGTACAGGTGCACCAGGGTGGGCTTGCCGCTGCGCGCCTCGTTGAGCCCGTCGAAAAAGAACTCGTATTCCTGCGAGGCGTTCAGCAGCGACTCGATCGCGTGCGAGGCGAGCTTGGTGTAGGTGACCACCAGTTCCTCGCCGTCATACAGCGCGGGCGCGGCGGTCAGCGTGATGCCGCCGGCGCTCACGTCGTAGTCGGTCGTGACGACCAGCAGCGCCTTGCCCACGTTGCGGAAGGTTGCCGTGCCATCCACGGTGGTGCCACCAACGGTGGTGCCGAAGCTCGGCGGCGAGCCGGCGCTGGTGCCCGCGACGGTGCACTTGTAAACGTACCCGTTCGCCACGGCGGGCAGGTAGTAGTCGTCCAGGGCGTAGGCGGTGCTGTTGGCGCGCGCGGCGGCGGCGTTTTGCGCATGTTCGACGGTGACGCTCGCGGAGGTGTTGATCGGGTAATCCGTCACGCTCAGGCCGCCGGCATAGGCGGCGCCGACGTTCTCGTCCGTCACGCTGCCCGCGGTAATGGCGTTCGTGTCGCCGAACACGGCGCGCGCCAGGTTGGCGGCGCTGAGATCGTGCACGGTCATGCTGAACTCGCACGAGGCGATGCGGCGCACTTCGTTGTAGTTGCCGCCACCGACCTGCGTGTAGTCCTTGAGCTGCTTCTTGTCTTCGCTGATCGCCAGGCGCAGCGCGCTGCAGTTGCCGACGAACGCCAGTGGCCCGTCGGAGTCCTTGATCCGGGCGTGGATCTTGCCGACGCCGATGTAGCTGTAGTCCGTCATGCGATTATCTCCTGATCAGGGCACGCCGCGAACGACGGTGCGCGTGGTGAAAAACAGCGAGTAGTACGCGTACCCCGAGGAGTACGCCGGGCCGGACCCCTCGGCCATGCGCAGCTGGTCGAATCCCGTGCCGGGGCGCCACCCGCAGAGTGCTTCGAGCACGGCATCGATGACCGGCGCGGCGTCGGCGGCGGCTGGCGCGCCGTCGTCGAGATTCAGTCCGCTCACGAGCCGCTGTTTGACGATCACCGCCCAGCGCTGCTCGATCTGCTGCACCAGGCCGGCGCCGACTTCCTGCGCGGGCTCGTAGCCGTCGAAAACCACGTAGGCTGCGGGCTCGGTTTGCGGCGTCTCGACGATCGCGCCACCATCCACCGCGGTGCCCACGCTCGCCGTGAGGCCGGCGGCGGCGAACCGCGTGCGCAGCCGCACCACGATCAACGGGCCGGGATCCAGGAAGCCCATGCTCAGGCCACCGCGAGGCGCACGACCAGGCCGTCATCGGCCAGCACGCGCTGCACGCGATAGCGCTGGCCGAGCACGGTGACCTGGTCACCCGCCACCGCGGCCTGCGCCAGCTCGGCACGGCGCACGGACAGCGCGCGCGTGCGCTCCACGTACTGCCCGGAGGCGTCGGGCACTTCGGCGCCCTCTTCGAGCATGGCATCGACCTCCACCGCGGCGCCGCTGGCATGCTGGTACGTGGCCGAGCCCTCGCCGAGCCGCCGCAGGCAGGCGGTGGCCGCGGCATCCGCAGCGGCGCGAAAGCTCATCAGGTCACCGTGCCCGGCACGCCCGTGAACTTGACCATGAACGAAGTGACGCCGTTGCCGGCCGCTTCCCACGCGATCGCGGGCGCGCCGGTCACGTCACCGGTGGCGGGCGTGGCGGCGTTGTCGTCGAAGGCGTTGGCGGACGCGTCCCAGGTGAGGTTCTCGCCCTGCGCGATCACGGCGCCGGAGACCTTGGGCACCTCGAAAACGCCAGTGATCTGCACCGCTCCCGTGGCACTTCCGGCGATGTCGACCAGGGCAACGCCGAGGATCTTGCCGATGCGCACCACGGCGCCGGCCGTAACGGCCGATCCGCCGTTGGTCCAGTCGATCACTTCGCCGGGCTGTACGTAGTTGTCTGCCATCTGAGGCTCCCTAGAGTCTGGGGCCGGCGAGCCGGCCCGGGTTCAATGTTCCGTTGGATCAGGCGCCGGCGTGGGTGGTGGCGCCGCGCCAGTCGAGGGCGGCCACGCCGAAGTCCAGGCGCACCTTGTAGCGCGCGCCGTCCACCTCGAAGCCGTTCTGCAGCTCCAGGTACGGGTCTTCCTGGCCGTCCAGGAAAGCCACCTCGAGCACCGGCGCCTCCATCGGATCGGCGAAGGTGTAGAAGCGCGTGCCGGACAGGCGCGGCGTGTCGATCACGTCGCGGAACAGGCCGCGCACCCGGTTGGGCATCTGCAGCTTGTTGGCGGTGTCGGGGTCGTATTGCGCATCGTTGATCACGCGCGCCGTACC